CCTTCGATCTTGGCGCGCACGGCGTTGTAGGCTTCTTCGAGCACCTTGTCGGCGCGCACCAGTTCGTACCACATGACCAGGCGACCTTCCTGAATGCGGTAGCGGAAGCGGGCGGGTACGCAGAAGGTGTCGCCGCCGAGGAACGGCTTGAGCGCAATGAAGAACTCTTCTGGGATGCGCAGCTGGCCAGCTTCGCCGGCGCGCCCGTCAATCTCTTCGTTGTATGTCAGTTGAACCTGGCCGTTGTCGAGGCGAGTGCCTTGGCGGAACGTGATGTTCTTCTTGGCTTCCAGGGTGCGGCTGATTTCGAGCATGTCGGCAGCGCTTGGGGTGTTCTCGTGCTCGGGGTGGTGGGTGATGTCCTTCACGTTGTCTTCGATGAATTCGGCGAAGGTGGCCTGGTCCATGCGCTTGCGGTCCTTTTCCTTCCAGTTGCCCCATTCAACGGTGGTCGGGCAGCGGTACGTCGCAACGTGGTCGCGCCAGGCTGGGGCTGCTGGATCGTGGTAGTCGATGACGGCGATGAAAGTGCGGCCCTCTGGGCCATTGCAAAACACTGCCGTGGCCTGGGTAGAAAAGCGATTCACGTAGCTGATGAACGACTCGGCGTCGAGCACGGTGAGCTTCTGCTTGATGCGCGAAGGCGCGGGCAGCAGGTGCTCCAGGCTTTCGATGCTGACCCCGGTCGGTACGAGTGCCAGCGGCGCAGGGATGCCTGGGAATTCGATTGGTTTGCCGAGGGACTGAGCCAGGGTGACCAGGTGCTGTAGGGCTTGTTGCATTGGATGTGCTCCAGTGGGTGAAAATTTGGTGAGAGGTTGGTGTGGCGGGTGTTACTGACTGACCTGGCGCAAAGCTCCAGGCCCGGGTTCGTCCTCGACACTGCGTAGCGGGATTTCCTGCTGGCGTGGGTCGCGGCGGGTGATGTTGCCTTCGGGCGTGAGGAAGAACAGGGACGTACCGCGAGCCAGAACAGGCTCTTTGGCTTTAACGTCAGCCTTCACGGTCATCTGGCCACCACCATCAGGCTTGTAGGTCAGCTTGATGGTCAGATCTCCGCCCTTGCCGGTCATGCGGATGGCGTCGATCAGGCTATGCTGGGCCTCGGTGAGTTCGTCCAGCAGGCCACCGGCCTCGATGTCGCGCAGGGTGTCCATAAAGGGACGCGCTTTGGTGTTCATGTGCTGTGCCTCATTGGCTGTGTCGCCCCTGGTCGGCAGGGGCTACCGTTTGAATCAGGCCGCTTGCTTCGTCGCTTGGGCGTCGAGGTAGTCGGCCAGGTCGTGGAGGTAAACGACGGGCTTGGCACGGGCCGAGCAGTGCAGCCGCTTGACCACCAGCGCGATACGACCTGCCTTGATTTCGCTCAGTAGGTAGCGGTCGGTGCGAATGTGCGTGAAGTACTGTTCACGCACGGCGGTCAAGGTTGGGCACGGCGTGGCAAACTGGCGCCGGAGTTGTTCCAGGGTTGTGGTCACGCGGATTCCTCCCCATACCCCTCCTTTCGGGGCACCAGCTTGAGGCGAATCAGTTCGGCGAGACCTTCTTTGCTCTTGCCCTTGGCCGCTGCCAGGACGTTGCCCTCGGCGTCTGCGACGACTGCGCCGTATGGGTATTCCGGGCACTTCACCGGCGTCACGTAGGCGATCTGACCTTCCGCGATCACTGCGTCAACGCAGCGGAACACTTCGGCCAACTCGACCGACACGCAAGGCAATGACTCCAGCAGCGCGACAGCTTCGGCCGAGGCACCAATCAGCGTGGCGCGACTGATCACCGTTGGGTGGTTTAGGTACATCGGCACCAGTTTCAGGGCGCCTACGGCGGAGTTGATGGCGTTCGGCGTCTTCATGCTGCTGCGTCCTTGTTGGTGATGGTGATGCCCAGTTTCTTGGCGATCCACTCAACACCCGCTTCCTTGACCAGCACCACGGAGTAGTGGGTGTAGTTGCGGAGTGTTGGATTCCAGCGGCTGCGTGGGTCGGAGAACAGGTAGCCGCGCTCGCGGTGCGCTGCGGCCAGGTCGCCGGATGAATTGATCACGCCGAATTCCCGCAACCTGGTGCGGAAGGCGCGGGGCTTGAGCCCGAGCAAAGCGGCTGTTTGATCCAGGGTGCGGTTCATGGCGCTGTCCTCAGGCCGCTGCCGGCGCGTTGGCTGCTTGATGGATGAAGTCGCGCAGGTGCAGGTGGTTAGCTGAATCCTTGCGCTTCAACTTGAGCTGCTGGGTTTTGCCTGCAACATCAACCGTGACGATTGCGTGCTCGGTAGTCAGCTCAACCTCAAACGTTGCGTGGATGGTTTGCTCGGGGCGGGTCAGCCCGCACACAGCGCTGCCACCGACCTGCAACACGTGGTGCAGCAACTCTTGGCGAGCCAATGGGATTAGGTAACTGTTCATGCTGCGTCACCGCCCCATGGGCCTTGGTCATCGCTGGCAACCGCTGCTGGGGCGCGTGCAATAGCGGCGCGACCCAGATTTACGATGACCAGAAGGCCGGTGCTGCGTTGAATGCGTTCTACGGCGGCGGGGCTGGTTGCCGCCGCCGGGTGAAGGTAGACCGGGCAGCGGGTGTTGCTGTGCTGTGTAATATTCATGAGTGAGTAACCCTTGGTGAGAGGCTTTGTCGCTCATAAAATTAGTCCAGCTGATATAAGCTGTCAATATATCTTTGCCCTGTTTTTACCGGGCACAAAAAAGACCGCATTAAGCGGCCTTGATTAGTGATTGGAATTTAGAGCAGTACGGAGTACCAGAACACCTTCCCGAGAACGCGAATATGCTGGTTCACATAGGCGCCGTCATATCGCTCGTCGGGGTGTTCAGCGTCATTGTAGCTCTTCAAACGCAGCCCCCCACCTGGGAGCCTGTATAGCAGCTTCACATGAAGTAGGCCGTCGTGGTCCAGGGCATACATTTTTCCGTCTTGGACACTCCTGGAAGCCGTATCGACGCCTACGATGCTGCCATCTGGTAGCACTGGGTCCATGCTATTGCCACTAACGGTAGCGCAACCCGCAGCCTCCGGATCTATGTTCTTAAGGCTGAGAACGCTTTTTGCAAAAATTTGCTTCCGACCATTCGAATCAAGCATGACCACAGTTCCTTGTCCTGCGGAAAGCTCGGCCTCGCGGAAGAAGGGCAGGGCCACTTCGCCTTCCCCCGGCACTGCGTTGTCGCCCCGCAGATCAAACGGAGCCATCCGAAGCGCATTGTTTTCTACGCGACTTGAGATGACCAGATTGTCCCAGCGTGGGCCGGAAGGCGACTTAGGGTAGATGTGTTCAACCTCCATTCCTGGATGTGATTCGATCAGCCTAGGGCTGACTTCGCTTGGGTCAAAATTGAGGACGCCGGCGAACTTAACGAGGGCAGAGAGATTCAGTGGGATTTTCGCGTTGAGGTATTGGCTCACTACGCTTTGGCCTGCCCAGCCGCAGATGTCCGCAATCTTCTCTTGATTTAAGGATGGGTCGACCTTTTTCGCGGCAAGGTATTTTGCTTTCAAGAGGCGTGCTTCTTTCTCCCGAACTGCATCTGGCACGTTTTGCCGTGCGAGACGCTTTTGGGCTAGCAGTTGGCCAATATCGGGCTTTGAGGGCTTATCAGTATGCATAGAGGATACTGTATAAGCAGCGCTGATTTATTCTAAACAGCTGGACGTCTATTTCTTGTTGCGCAATTTTAGAAGTCACACTAATATCCTTGTGCGAATCCCATTCGGGGAAGGAAGGATGGAAAACAATATTGGTGCTCCTTTGCGATTGTTCGCAAAGGGCAAAACGCAACCTGAGCTGGCTCTGTTGCTCAAGGTTTCTCAAAGCGCGGTATCGCAAATGCTCAGCTCTGATAGAGACATTTGGGTTAAGACGAACGCGGACGGTACCTGTTCGGCATTTGAGATCCGTCCGATCGGATCTCGCCGCAAGCCAGCGGCGGCATAAAAGGGTGCCGGGCCGGGGCCTCTCACCAAAGATCCCCCAGCCCGGCTACGACGATACACAGCACATGCACATCGGTCGTGGTCGTAGGATAGGGCGTGCCCGTTTCTATGGCTAGACCGTAAAAGGGGTATTTACGGTTATGAGTCGAACAGATCAATCACCGGCCGCTGGGCCGGTTCTTTCTCTGCGCAAAGCTATCTATCGCGCGGCCCATGATTACCGGGGCGGCGTGACCGCTTTGGCGCTCGACATGGTGCTCGATTACGACAGCCTGCAGAAGAAGGTTAAGCACGATGAAGAGCGGCGGTGGCTGGATCCTGACGAAATGGAAGAGGTGATCAGGCTGACCGCCGATCCTTGCCTGTTGGATGCGCTGGTCAGGCCGGCGGGTGCCGTTTGGTACAAGCCAATACCGGTGCCGGCAACTGCTGATGCATTGAAGGCCGTCGGCAAGATGCTCGAGGAGTCAGGCCAGTTCGTGGCCTGCATGCACGACGGCGCCGCCGACAACATCTGGGAGCCCCACGAAGTCCTCCAGCTGGAGCAGCGTGGTATGGATGTTATCCGCGAGGTGCTGGGCATCATGGCTGGTGCGCGCAAGGCTATGGAGGGCGCTGACAATGTCTGATGATATCGATATCGCCAACGATGCTGCTGAACATTTCCGACAGCTTGCACTGGCGAGCCGTCCGCGCCCAACGTGCTCCGTCAGCGCGCAATTCTGTGAGGATTGCGACGAGCCTATCCCGTTACTTCGTCAGCAGACGATCCAGGGTTGTGCTACCTGCGTCAGTTGCCAGGGGTTGCGGGAGCGGCGGCGATGAGTGAGCAATCCACCAGCACAGCGATATCGTCCTGGGCTCGCCGCTACATTGAAACCTTTAACCTAGCCCTGGTCCCGATTGATCCGGGCGAAAAGGCGCCGAAGGGCATGGGCTGGAACAAGCCGGGCGGTTACATCACCGACCCGGTTGACGCCGAAGCATTCTGGCAACGCAATCCAAATCACAACTTGGGCGTAGTGCTCGGGCCCAGTCGTGTCTGCTCGTTGGACGTGGACGATGTACAGTGGACGCGGTTTGTGTTGTTCGACCAAATGGGCCTCGATCTGGATGCAATGGCCGTGGTCTATCCGACCATCGTGGGTAATCCGATGCGGTTCCGCGTGCTGTTCAAAATGCCGGACGATATCGAGCTGACGCGACACTCGCTTTCCTGGCCCAATGAGAAAGACCCTGACGGGTCGATTCACAAAGGGTTGATGGCGCGGGCCAAGGCCGCGAAAGAGCAGGGCGATACTGTCGGTGAAGAGGCAGCCAAGGCCGAGGCCGACGAATACAAGCGCTTCACGGTGTTTGAACTGCGCGCCGGCTTGGTGCAGGACGTGTTCCCACCATCGATCCATCCGGGTACTGGCAAGCCGTACACCTGGCGCACTCCGCCGAATGCTGCTGATGGTCTGCCGGTGCTTACCAACGAGCTGCTGAACATTTGGCAGAATTGGGATGTGTTCAAGCGCAACGCCGAGGCCGCGTGCCCTTGGGCGCCAAAACCGAAGAAGCCCGCTGCGAAACCTATCAAGCGTACTCCACCCGCTGACGGCAAACCGTCGGTGATTGATGAGTTCAATCGGTGCCACGACGTGGAGGAGCTGTTGCGCGCTCACGATTACATTAAGCGTGGTAACAAATGGCTGTATCCACACAGCAGCACCGGACTGCCCGGTGTGACGGTCACCGACCGCAAGGTCTATTCGCACCATGGTGCGGATCCGTTGGCCAACGGCCACCAGAATGACGCGTTTGAGGTGTTTTGCCTGCTAGACCACGATGGCGACCAGTCGAAGGCAGTGAAGGACGCCGCTCGGATGTTGGGTATGCAGCACGCATCGCGCCCAGCCCCACAAGATCTTCCCCCGGCCCCATCGTCGGATGCCAGCGAGCAGGACTCCAGCGCTGCGCCAAGTGAGGCCGCTCCTGCTGCTGACGGGGGAGCGGGGGAGGTGCTGACCTATGAGCAGGTGCTGCGGCGTTACGTGCTGGTCGAAGGAACCACGCAAGTGTGGGATCTCGACAAGGCGCGGGTGATGAAGAAAACCGCGTTTGAGGCTCGTGTCGGCAAGCCATTGGCGAAACAGTGGGTCGACGACACCAGCAAAAAGCTGATCTCGGATGACAAGGTCAGAGAGATCGAGCAAGCCCGCAAGATGGCCGGCAAGAAGGGTGGCGCGCTAAACCTGGAGCCGATTGAACGTTACGTGTATATCGACGGTACCAAGGACGTTTGGGACCGGGAAAAGAAGCGGCGTGTTGCCGAAGGCGCCGTCAAGATGGCCCTCGGTGATATGTACGGTATGTGGTTGAACAGCCCGGAGCGGCGCGTGGTCGACGTGGAGAACATCGTGTTCGACCCGACGATGACCAAAGATCCCAACATTTACATCAACACGTTCGACGGACTGCCCATGGAGCCGGCGCGTGATGATGCCGCGTGCGAGAACCTTCGGTGGTTGATTTCATTCCTGTGCAACCACGACCAGTCGTCACACGGTTGGCTGGTGAAGTGGTTGGCGTACCCGTTGCAGCATCTGGGCGCCAAGATGGATACGGCGGTGCTGGCTCACTCGACCATGGAGGGCTCGGGAAAAAGTCTGTTGTTCGCCGATGCCTTCGGTTTGCTCTATGGGCAGTACGCGGCCACGGTCGGGCAGACTCAGCTCGAAAGCAACTTCAACGCCTGGCAAAGCCGCAAGTTGTGGGCGGTGTTCGAAGAGGTAGTAAGCCGTGACCAGCGTTACAACCAGGTGGGCAAGATCAAGCACCTGGTGACCGGCAAAACGGTGCGCATGGAATCGAAGTTCATCAACGGTTGGGAGGAAGCCAACCACATGAACGCCGCTTTTCTCAGTAACGAGATTATGCCGTGGCCGATCGCGCCGAGTGATCGGCGAATGCTGGTGTTGTGGCCGATGGAGACTTTGCCGGTGGAGCGTCAGAAGGCCGTTGGTCGGGAGCTGGAGAACGGTGGTGTGGCGGCGCTTTATGCGTGGTTGTTGTCCATTGACCTGGGCGACTTCGACCAGCGCACCAGGCCGCCAAGCACTGATGCCCGTGAGCGGTTGGTGGGATTGAGTCGAGCCAGCTGGCAGACTTTCTTGTTCCTGTGGCAGTACGGCGAGCTTGGGCGTGAGTTGTGGGGTGCCTGTTTGACGTCCGACCTCTACGCGATGTTCCTGGAGTGGTGCCACCGCAATAAAGAGCATGTGATGAGTCAGACGAAGTTCTCGTTGTTCATCAGCTCGGAGGTGGATAAGACCCGAGCCATCCCCTGGACCGATGGCAGCAATCGCAAGTTCGCGGCGTTCTTTTTTCCACGCGATGAGCAGGCTTCCCAGCCCCCATCACTCGGGTCGGCCGACCTGGGCAAGACGGTGGTTGCTTGGCGGGCTGCGGCGCGCCTGGCGGGTTGGAACGTCGACAACTGGGACCACATCAAGGCGGCTGCAGCATGAATCCGACTAAAAGTGTGTTGGGTGTGTCGGGTGTGTGTTGGGTTGGTTTTCGATACCCCACACAATTTAAAACCTTCTATTTCGAGGCTTTGCGCCTGGTGTGTTGGGTGTGTTGGGTTTGGCGTCGCGCATGCGCATGCGCGACGTTCTTTGAATCCATGGAAGCAAGTTTTTTTTCTTATGCGAGAACCGTTAAACCCAACACAGCCAACACACTCAACACGTTTGGCTTAAAGCTAATGAATTTAAAGGGTTTTAGGTGTGTTGGGTTTGTGTTGAGTATGGTGTTTTTTGTGTCGGGTTGGGTTTTGAGCGGGGGAGCGGAGCGATGATCGAAGAAATGGAAACTCTGTTGAAGCATTGGGGCGAGCAAACGCGCCGCTGTGGCTCTGCCGGTGGTTTGGGCAGCCCGATGGCCACGATTATGGAGTGGGGTGGATGCGCGCCGCGTGGCACGCCTGGACCGCGTAGCCTTCTCGACGGCGGTGCTGGCATTGATGCTGTTGCGCAAGAAGTCGCGGCGGCTCTGGCTGAGGTGGGTCGCCAGGATGAGCGCGGGCAGATGCTGGAGCGTCTGGCGGTGCTGCGTTATACCGATGACTCGGCGCCGACGTGGCTGATGCAGTTGCACCTGGTCGGGTCCCGGTCCCGCGCAAAGCAGACCTACTATGACTGGGTGCATAGCCTTCATCTCCGACTACTGCATGTGCTGGCTGATCGGTCTGGGGCGCGAAAGTGGCTTACCGCTGGTCAGGGAGCTTTACCTCAAAGTCTCCTCAAAGCTGCGTCAAAGTTGCGTCGAGCCAGCTAACCGAATTTCCCCCCTTTTCGGTTCCGTACTCAAAGGGTAAAAAGTCCCCAAGATATGGAATTTGCGCCTCGGCGCTGACCTCGCACGTGCTGTGCAGCTTCACCCGGCCCTCCCTGAGCCGGGAAACTCACCCCGCTTCGGCGGGGTTTTTATTTTCGGCCTGTTGGATCGAAATGAAAAATTTAATCTTCCGCCCCCCACTTAGAGTGAGCGTTCGCTTGAAATGGCGTTCAACCATCCCAATCACTTCTAAGCAGCCTTCTTTGAGGCCTACCGTGAAGTAATGAGGAGTTGGGAATGACTGATGATATGGATGCAAAGCTGGACGCGATTTTCAATGCACGATCTATCAAAGAAGCAGAAATTTTACGTCAACAGCATGAGGCCGCCCAAAAGCAAGAGACCAGCCTCCGAGAGTTCTTAGCCTTGAAAGAGGATCTGATCCGTCCAACTCTCGAGGCCTTGGCCCAAAAGCTGAGTCAGCGGGGTCATAAGAGTAAAGTATTCGAAATTGCTGATGGTGAGAAAGTCGGGGGGAATACTCGTGGCGAAACAATAGGCCTTCGCCTTTTGCTTGATAAAGCCGCGGATTACCGAGTTGGTAATGAGTACCCGCACTTAACAATGTCGGTCGATAAGTCTGGCAGGAAAGTACAGTTTTCGTACAGCACTCTTTCTCCGGGCAGAGGAGGATCGGCAGGGGGAGATGGTTCTGTAGATTACGACGCATTGACCGAAGAGCTGATCAACACTAAGGCTTTAAAAATCATTGCTGAAGTTTATAAGTAGCTTCCCCCTCTCTGTTGATTTAACCGGCGCCTTTAAACCGGTGATAAAACCCCGCTTCGGCGGGGTTTTCTTTTGGAGCTACGGGGCCACATCTAGGACAAAACATGACAAATGAGCAGCAAGCGCTGGCAGAGATGCCGATCTGGTTAGTGATCGTCCTGGCCTTGGTCGGCGGCATATCCGGTGAAATGTGGCGAGCAGATAAAGACGGGGCGCGTGGTTGGGCATTGTTGAGGCGCCTGGCGCTTCGGTCCGGTGCCTGCATTGTCTGCGGGGTCTCAGCCATGATGCTGATGATCGGCGCTGGAATGACGATCTGGACGGCCGGCAGCTTGGGTTGTCTGACCGCGATGGCCGGTGCTGATGTCGCCATTGGGTTGTATGAGCGCTGGGCCGCGAAGCGTTTGGGCGTCAGTGAAATGCCCGCCAAATCTAATCGTTCCGAATAACTTTCATGTAGCCACTAACTTTCCAGGTCCCCAGCAATGAACGAATCCAGGCAGCAGCAAATGCTTGCAGGGCAATCTTCCATCGCTCAAAAAATCTTTAGTTTTGTTCCCATTCAATCATGTTGGGCAGCTCGTGATATTCACGGCGCGGTCCTCGCTGCCAAAGTAAGTGGCGCATCTGCTTATGCTATACGTCGCGCTCTTGGTGAGCTCAAAGATGCCGGGCTAATCAGAGAGCCAATGGGCGGCAAGTTTCAGCGGGCTGTAGCCACATTCAAATCCAAGAAGGAAACAACCATGCCCCAAGGGCAAGGCCGAGCGCAACGAAGCACTCGACCTGATGGTGTACTGCCTGGCGATGGCGCATTACCTGGGCATCAACCGCTACCAGGAACACGACTGGGAGCGGGTACGCCAAGCGCTGGCTCAGTCCGGTTTGTTCGACGATGTGTTGGGCGTCAAGCCCGTACAAGGCGAGCGCGTCGATGCTGACGAAGCACCTGCACCGGTTGCGGCGCGTCAGTCGCTACCTGCGCCGCCACCTGCAGCGCCTGTGGCCCAACCGCGACCCGCTGCACCACCACAACGCCGCAGCTCCACCAGCGGTTACCTGAAGAGACGCTGATATGTCGTTTACCCCGAAGCACCTCGAAGCCATCGAGCGCGCCATTGCACGCGGTGAAAAGACCGTGCGCTACAGCGACCGCACGGTGGAGTACCGCTCCATCGACGAACTGCTCAAGGCACGCGATGAGATCCGCACCTCTCTGACCAACGCCGCCGGGCCGCGCTCTCGCGTGGTTCGGCTTACTCACGGAGGCAAGGGACTCTAATGGCCCGACATTATCCGACGCTGACCCGTAACGGATTCTTGTTGCCGTCGAACATCAAGGCCAGTTACGAAGGCGCCGGGGAGGGCCGACGTTCGGCCAGTTGGGAGGCCACCGACAACGGCATCAACAGCATCAACACCCCGGCCTTGCGCAACCTGCGGGCTCGCTCGCGGGCGGCGGTGCGCAATGACCCGTATGCGTTCAATGTCATCGACAAGCGCGTCAGCAACCTGATCGGCACCGGCATTACACCCAGGCCAACGACGGACGACGCGGCACTGCGCAAGCTGAAGCAGCAGCTGTGGGACGACTGGGTGGATGAGGCGGATGCCGATGAGCTTACCGACTTCTACGGCATGCAGGCCCTGGTGGCACGCACCGTGGAGACGGCTGGTGAATGCTTTGTAAGGTTGCGACCGCGCAGCCCAAGCGAAGGTTTGGCTGTGCCGCTTCAGCTGCAGGCGCTGGCCCCTGAATTTGTCCCTCACGACAAATTCGAGATGGCCAAAAACGGCAACGTGATCCGCGCCGGTATCGAGTTCAATCCGGCGGGAAAGCGTGTGGCGTACTACATGTACCTATCGCATCCCCGCGACTCGTCGTCGTTGAACGCTGGTTACAACCAGCTGGTGCGCGTACCGGCAACACAGGTGCTGCATATCTTCGAACCGATGGAGCCCGGGCAGTTGCGCGGCGTCCCACGTTTGGCCCCGGTGCTGAAGCGCCTGCGCAGCTTGGATAACTACGACGACGCGGTGCTGTTCCGGCAGGAAGTGGCGAACCTGTTCGCGGGCTTCATCAAGCGCCCGGCACCGGAGGCAATGCAGCAGCCTCGCGATCCCGTGACTGGCATGCCATTGAATGTCGACCGCGACGGCTTCACGCCGATGGTCGCCTTGGAGCCCGGCACCATGCAGGAGCTGGGGCCAGGTGAAGAGGTGGAGTTCTCCAAGCCACCAGATGCCGGCAACAACTACCCGGATTTTATGCGGCAGCAGCTGATGGCTGCGGCGGCGGGTTCGGGGACGCCTTACGAGATCCTCACCGGCGACATGCGCGAGGTCAACGACCGGGCGCTCCGGGTGGTGCTCAACGAGTTCCGGCGTCGCCTGGAGCAGCTGCAATTTGGCGTTTATGTGCATCAGCTGTGTCGCCCGGTGCGGGCGGCCTGGATGGACATGGCGGTGTTGTCCGGCGCCCTGGTGCTTGAGGACTACGCACAACGCCGTCGCGAATACCTTCGCACCCGTTGGGTACCGCAAGGCTGGGCCTACATCCAGCCGGTTCAGGACGTACAGGCGCGGAGCATGGAAGTGAAGGCAGGCTTTGCGTCGCGCAGCGAGATGGTGCTGCGCACGGGCTACGACGCGGAAACGGTCGACGCGGAAAACGCCGCCGATCTCGCCAGGGCGACACACCTCGGACTCAACTACACGACTCTTGAAGCCATCGAGACGATTGATGACAAGGAACAACCATGAGCAAAAAAGCGAAACCTCGCGTTTACGACAAGGCTGGTAAGCAGGTAACCGTCGCGGACAAGAGCTGGTACACGCTCCAGGCCAGCGGCGAAGCCGAGCAGCGCAACATCGAGATCTTCGTCTATGGCGAGATCGGAGCTTGGGGCGTTACAGCCAATCAGTTCGTGCAGGATCTGCGCGCCATGGATGACGGCGTGTCACCGGTGATTGTTGCGTTCAACAGTATCGGCGGTGACCTGTTTGACGGTCTGGCGATGCACAACGCGTTGTCGCGCTTGGGCGAGCGTTGCACCGGTCGTATTGATGCCCTGGCGGCCAGCGCGGCCAGTGTCGCGGTGTGCGGTGCTCACCGGGTGGTGATCGCTGCCAACGCGATGTTGATGATTCACAACCCCTACACCTTCACCGGTGGCGATGCGGAAGACTTTCGCCGCGTTGCCGATGTACTGGACCAAACGCTGGAAGCGATCATCGCGGCCTACAAGGCCAAGGCGCCGGACATCGACGAGGCCGAGCTCCGGCGCATGGTTAACGCTGAAACCTGGCTCACGGCCAATGAAGCGGTGGCCTTGGGCCTCGCTGATGAGGTGGGTGACGGCCTCAAGGTTAGCGCCTGTCTCGGTCAGGGAAGTGTGTTGCAGCGGTTCCAGCATGCCCCGCCTGAGTTGCTGGCCCAGCTCGATGAAGATCCAGAGGTGGAACTGCCAGCGCCGAACGATCCACCGGCGCCGGCTCCCGTGGTGGACGCGGCAAAACTGGCACTGATGGTCACGCAAGGTTGCGCTGCTGCAGGCATCAGTAACCTGGTGGAACCAATGCTGGCATCAACCAATCTCGAAAGCGAAGTTGTGATCCAGGCGGCGCTGACCAAGGCCAAAGCCCTGCACGCTTTGTGCGTTGCCGCACGACTGCCCGAGCTGACCGGTGAATTCATCACCGCCGGCTTGGACGAAGCCGCAGTCAGGGCGCGACTGTTCGACAAGCTGGTGGGCAGCGGCGGCGGCTTTGAAATCAACAACAGCCTGCCGCTGGACGATGACCCTGAACCCACGGTCAAGGCCAAGCAGGTCGACACCCACGCAATCTGGAGCTCCCGTCAGGCGGCTCAGAACGGAAACTCGAAAGGAGCAAGAGCATGAAAATTGAATCGATGCACGCAGGCGAGTTCCTGCTGTCCGAGGGTGCTGGCAACATTTCCCGCGAAGCGATCAATGTCGCCGCCGGCGCCGCGCTCGAACCGGGCCAGATCCTGGGCCTGATCACCGCAACCAGCGAATTTGCGCCGTATAAGCCTATCGCAGAGGATGGCACTGAAAACGCCATCGCGATCCTCTACGGGCCATTGAGCGAATCTGATGTGGTAAGGCGCGGTCGTGCCATTGTGCGGCTCGCCGAAGTCAGCGAAGCGCATTTGACCGGCCTCGATCCCGCCGCCGAGAAGGCCCTGGGCGTCAACCACATCATCGTCCGTTAAGACGATCACCCTGTTTACTCATCCCGCCGAGTGCGGGATTTTTCGTTTCTGGAGAGTACCCCATGGCCGATATCGCCATTTTTGAAGATGACGCGTTCAGCGTTTCCTCCCTGACCGCTGCAATCAATGATCAGGAATACTTGCCGGGCCGCATCAGCAGCCTGGGCCTGTTTCGCGAAGAGGGCATCAGCACGATCACTGTTCAGATCGAGAAGGACGGCGACACTCTGGCACTGGTGCCAGCGGGTGAGCGCGGTGCCTCCGGCCTGGTGGTCGGCGCGACCAGGCGTCAACTGATCCCTTTCAACACCGTGCACCTGCCGGAACGCTTCACCATCAAGGCTGATGAGATCCAGGGCATTCGCGCTTTTGGCTCGCGTACCGAGTTGCAGTCTGTGCAGGATGTGGTCAACAAGCGTCTGGCAAAGGCTCGCCGTCAGCTGGATGCCACTCACGAATTCCAGCGCATGGGGGCCTTGAACGGCCAGGTGTTGGATGCTGACGGTAAGACCGTGCTGCTGGACATCTATAAAACTTTCGGCGTCCAGCGCAAGAAATTGCCGATGGGCCTGGGCAACCCGGACACTGAACTGCGCGTGCGCGCCGGCGAAGCGCTCGACATGCAAGAAGAGGCGCTGGGCAGCATTACCAGCACTGGCTCTCGCGCCTTCTGCGGTAAGAACTTCTGGAACAAGCTGATCGTCCACAAGTCGGTCAAAGACACCTATCTCAATACTATGCAGGCCGCCGCCCTGCGTGGCGATGCCCGGGAAAGCTTCGAGTTCGGCGGGATAGTCTGGGAGCGCTATCGAGGCAAAGTGGCCGGCATTTCGTTCGTCCATGACGATAAGGCTCTGCTGATTCCCGAAGGTGTTCCTGATCTGTACATCTCGTCCTTCGCACCGGCTGACTACATGGAAACGGTCAACACCCAAGGCATTCCGTACTACAGCAAGATCGAGCCGCTGCCCTTCAACAAGGGTGTAGCAGGTGAAGCCCAGTCCAACCCGCTGCACCTGTGCACGCGTCCCCTGGCGCAGATCCTGCTGGAACTCTGATCGTGGCGTTTCGCGATCTGATCGAGGACATCGACGACGTGGTCTTCGAAACCCTGGGTGATTCAGCCCAGATCGAAGGCCGCGCCGAGCCGGTGCTGGGCATGTTCATGGCGCCATGGAAGGCGCCGCAGTTTGGCAAAACCCAAACCGCCATCCGCGAGCCTCGGTTTGAGATCCGCGTTCGTGATTCGGACGGTCTCATCAAGGGCTTGCGGGTCACCGTCGATCTGCCTGTGTTGGACGGCGGCGGGGAATACGACCTGCTCCAGCTGGAGCCCGGTGGTGACGGCCTGGTTGCCCTGATCTTGAGGAAGCGTCCATGAGTGTCGGCAGCTACGCACAGCAAAAACGCGACGGTGGGCTGATCAACATTCAGCCGTCGCTGGCAGACCTGAAGCGCTTTCAGGACTTCGGCCGGCTGGTGCCAAAAGCAGCCGCTGCTGCACAGCGGCGAGCGATCAACAAAACCCTCGGATGGCTGCGTACCCACATCGCCAGGGCAGTAGGTAAGCAAGAGCGCATCGCCATTGGCGCCGTCCGGCAACGTTTGCGGGCTTACCCCACCAGCGGCGGTGCGATGCGCGGCAAGTTGTGGTTCGGCCTCAACACGATCGAGGCCAGCCGCATCGGTAGGGTGCGTCAGACCGGCTGGGGTGTGTCGGTGGCGGGACGTCGCTATCAGGGTGCATTTTACAAGCAGGTCTACGGCGGCAGCGCCGATATCTGGATCCGTACTGCGAGCAAGCACTTCAACAGCGATGATTACCCTGATGCGACTCAGGGCCGTCGGCGCAGTGGTTTCGTTGAGGAAAACGACAACCGCTTTCCTCTGGCGAAAGCCAAGGTATCGCTGGAGCAGGCCCGGCCCCACTTTGAGGCGTGGATCAAACGCGCCGATGAACAGTTGCTGGTAGTCCTCGAGCAAGAGCTCAACTACGAACTGCAAAAGTATCTGAAGGGGAGCGCTAATGTCCGATGAGCCGTTCAGCCTGAGCCAGTTGTACCAGGCTATAGAGCAACACCTGATGGAGCATCTGTCGGGCATTCAAGCGGTGGTGTTTTGGCCGGATATTCAGGAAAACCAAGGCATTCCACTGCCGTCTGTTTTTCTCGAAATGGCTGAGTTTGAACCGGGTATCGATATCGGTACGGGCGAGTCCAGCCTGGTCTGTAAGTTTGAGGCCCGCATCATCGTTGACCCGATCCAGCCCAATCATCACGAGCAGGCGGTGCACCTGGTGTCGCAACTGGCAGTGCTGCTCCGGCAGCAAAGCTGGGGCCTTGACGTCAACGTCGCGCAATTTGAGCGAGCCACGCAGGACTGGACCAAGCCTGAGCTGGATGGCTATGTCGTGTGGGTGGTCGAGTGGACCCAGCAGGTCTATTTGGGGTTGGAGGTTTGGCCTTTCCCTGAAGAGAAGCCGAGCATGCTCAAACTCAACCTGGAGGCCTACCGTGCGGGTGATCACCCGGTTGGTGCGCCATGAGCTGGGCCCAAGGCGAACACGACCGCATGATCGCGGCGATGGTGATGCCATGCGTGGTGGTCGGGGTGGATCTGATGGCCCCAGCGGTGCGGGTTAAGTCGGGTGACTGGGTCAGCGCCTGGGTGCGTTGGCACAGCCAGGCGGCAGGCAAAGCCCGGCACTGGCGCGCGCCGAGCCTTGGCGAGCAGGGGATCCTGTTCAACCCCAGCGGCCAGGCAGGAATGGGCACGTTTGTACCTGGGCTGTATGGCGGCGCCGGTGCCCCACCGGATAATCGTGATCATGTCGAGGTGTGGCGGTTCGATGATGGCGGCTCACTGGTCTACGACTGGAAGGTCAGGAGCTATACCATCACTTTGCCCACGGGCACGGTGACCATCAAAGTAGGTGCGACCGAGGCGGTTGTTACGGATAACGCAGTGACGGTCACGACGGCCAACGTCAAGCTGATTGCAGACGTTGCCATTGAAGGTTCTTTGTCCGTCACGAAAAACGTAGCGGTCCAGGGCGCCTTGCATGCGGTGAAGGACATCACCAGTGCCGGCAAGATCATCGACGCCGGCGGCAACAGCGCGAACCACAAACACTAGTCGTTCAATTTCACAGGCCCGCCGCGTGCGGGCTTTTTTGTGCCCGGGGGAAACCATGGCCAAGACTTCTGAAACACCCGTTGCCGTCGCTGGGCCTGGCTCAACGTTTCGCGACAAGCTCTATACCTCTCGCACCCTGATTCTGCCAGAGTGGGTAGGGCTATTTGTCGTAGAGGCACATACGAAGAGCGCACGGCGAATCAGTGTGAATGTATACATAAGCAGTGTTGCTCGTAAACGCTTGCTATAGATCCTATAGCGAAAGAACCTAAAAAAATTGAATGCCAATATAGTTATACAATGACTTAAATTTTGTACAGAACTTAAGAAAGTCATAATTGAGAAATAGAAAAAAATTCAAAAAAACTTTTACGACAAAGCGGAAAGTTGACGACCAAATCCCGTCTCATTTGTGAAATTTCGCGAAAGTCTACCCAATTTGCCACTATACGGCTCCTTTCACGTCATTTGATTTATCGTTAAAACTCCGCCAAATATAAAGAGTAGATGTCGTCAAGAATCGATGTCGCATTTTTGAAATTCACGCTACCAAATAGGTAAATTATGAAATGCAAACACATAACCAAAGCAAAATGGGAGAACGAAACGGCTATTAGCAACCACCTGTTTGCCGAAGCTGATCGTCTCAATGAAATTGCCTATGGCCTCCTAAACGACAGGCCCACTTCGGCCGATACGATCAAGCGTTTTCAGGAAGCCAAGAGTATCGCGGATGCGAAATATGAGGAGGCTCATCAAGCGTGGACGCTCGCGAGAGCGCGCTTAAGAGAGGACGTCAAATCTCTTCTAATAGGCGCGAATATCGACGTTTTTGAACCAGAAGATATATACAGCCCTATGCAAAAAAAATCTAAACGAACTTAACAAAATGGATAGTTTCTTTGGTTTGCGTCTGAAACAAGAGCGTCAAAGGCTACGCCTCACTTAGGCTAAATTAGGTTCGATTGGTGGCGTAGCCGCTAACGCTCAAGCGCATTATGAAATAAGGTAAGTGATTGCCAAAGGTTGATTACTGGCTGGACCGTAAGTCCGAGAGGAAGATCTGGCGAGGATATCGTGCCGGCGTGGTGAGGTAGTGCTAGAAACGCTGGTGGTACCAAATTGGTGCAGGGTAAGTTGAAATAGGTCAGGGGCTTGTCGTAAAGAATTCTGAGACACATATGTTCAAACCATCACCGGACCAGATCTTTACGAGCGAATATAATGACACTCACATTACCTGGGTGGGGTGCGCCATTTGCGAAGCGCTACGATATCGTATTTCGAGCCGTTGAGCGGAAGGCTTGATAGACCAGCCGAGGGCTACCAGCTGTAGGCGATGAAGCGTAGAAAATCCATTCCGCAACCGAAGTAGAGCCTACCGATTTCAGAGGGCTCCAGAAGGGTAAAAATGTTGGCGTTGCGGAATTGATATAGCGGTAACCAATTGAAATAATTGATGATATTTGTGGATTGCAAATCCGCCTACGCCGGTTCGATTCCGACCTCGGCCTCCACTCTTAAAAGCCCCGCAGCCATTGAGCTTGCGGGGCTTTTTTATGCCTGCGGATTTTGTTCGGCGCGGGGATTGGGACAATTCTGGGACAGCGACACTTTTTGCATGTCTCAGGGCTGATCGGCATGATCCGCCTACGCCGGTTCGATTCCGACCTCGGCCTCCACTCTTAAAAAACCCGTAGATTAACGTCTACGGGGTTTTTTATTGGCTTTTAAAAAGCAACGCACAATGGTCGTTATGGCATTCGCTCCCAGCCTCTACTGGAGGGTCATGGCCAATGCGTATAACCAGGCATGGAACGGAATAAGGAAATCGATGGATGAAGGCCCTTGCAGAACTCTCATTCGAGTTTATCTGGCACCTGGCATTTACCGAGGAAGAGTACCTCGACTTGGATTTCTCAGTACGGTGGCTGTCATCGCTGGGGGTCTACGTGAACGCGATGACCGCGGAAGAAAAAGCCGCGCTCGTCGCCGTTGCCATGGATCGACAGGCTCGTTGGTTGGCACCACCGGACGCGCAGGAGTTTACTCAACGGAACCTCGTTACGGCGGAACAGAAGGCGTTTCTGGACAGTATGATTTCGGGTGAGTTTTTCAGTCAGTTCGATTGATAACCGTACTGCCGTCAACCCGGCGTGAGTTGAGCCCGTTGGGTAGGTGTTTTCTAAGGAATGGATATGAAGTGGTCAGAAGTGTTAAGTGTGGTGAGTTCTGTAGCGTCAATAACCGGTATGTCACTGTTTAGCGCGAGCCTGCTGTTCGAAGGGATGAGTTTTCGGCAGATCGCGTGGGTCGCCAGTATCACCATGATTGTCGTCTTGGTGACATTGGGGTGCGTAGTGGGGGTTGTTCAAGGGGCGCTTTGGGTGGGGCGAACGTACTGTTTTGGAGCACTCAGTTTTGTGTATTGGTGCTTCGCTGGCGCTGTCATCATCGTTATTACGGGCATGATGGTGATGAGTGCTTCGTATATGATTGAAGATGCAGCGTCCTTCATCGTTCCTTGAATCGTAAACCGGGATAAAACGGGTCAGACCACGACAGGCGAGCGTCAATGGTCTGCCCCAGCATATCAACACCACTACTGGCCCGCGTTCCTCCTGCCTGGACGCTTTGCAAGCTCCACCGCCGCAGTAATCGCTGCGCGCGCCTGAGGGCTGTTCTTCCAGCAGGTTGACCCGAGTGCGGCGGACGCTTGCGCCAGGATGTCATTGATATCCGATTGCGCAAGCGCGTCCATTGACTCGATCCCCATCTGCTCCAATCGGCTAATAACGGTGGGACCTACGCCCTTGAGCGCGAGTAAAGCCGTTCTTTCTTCCAATGAAAATGCCATGTGTAAATTCCATTTTTTGAGTTTGTAAACGAGCACAGCTATATGATTTCAGACCTGGCGATGCGCTGGTCTTTCACCTCATCGGCATATCCGTTAATTTTTTCCTGCTGCGCCGCCAGCAACGCGCATATTTTCATCAACGTCACGGACTCATTCGGCGTTCTGCCGCTGGCTGCCATAGCCGTCAGCTCAACCACCGACCAGCCGATAATTGCCGCCGCGTCCTCCAGGTCGAAAAACAATTCCTGCTGAGCGGTCCTGGGGCCGTCCAGCCCTTGCATCAATTCGTCCATTCAGTCCTCCTGCCATTCAGTTCCAGGCCCATGATATCGGTCGTCGATATTACAACGACCAGCCCGGCCCGATGTACTTACCGCCGTCGACATCCGCTACGTGGCCGGCGCCCATACCTGTCGGGGCTGTGAAGCTTCGACTGTGCCGCCAACGGTGGCCTGAAAGGCACCGGTACCGATGCCCTTGCCAAGTCTGCGCAGATCATCGAAATCAGCGCCAACAACAACCGAACTGGACGCCACCACACAACGGCCGCAAAACGTGACCACACGTTGTATCGTCAGGCATACAAAGCCTACCAACGCGTTACACGATCGCCGTGACGGACTTCGGTTTGCGCTGTCATACCTAGCGAGAAGTTGATCTCGCCAAGTAAGAGAGTGTTGCCATGAAGTTGAGTGTTCTAACCAAGGCGGCTGTGGTGGTCGCGTTGTTGTCGACCTTGTCGGGCTGCTGGATATTCATGCCACCGGGCGGTGGCGGTGGTGGGGGTCATGGTGGCGGACACGGTCAGGGTGGCGGCCCAGGCGGTGGTCCAGGCCCGCGTTAACGGACAGCCAAAAAGAGGCAAGCCACGCAGAGGGCTTGCCTCTTTTTTTGCCTGTGGCAAATCGCGGGCAAAGAAAAGCCCGCGTGGGGCGCGCGGGCTAAAAGGATGTTCATTAGGAGCTGGGATCACCATAGGCGGTCGTCTGTGAAAGGTTTGTGAAAGCCTCGGCAAAAAAGTGTATGCCTCAATCCGCCCCTGGCTGTACGGGGCAGGGTGGCCCTTAACCCTCTACTGTCACAGGCATACCACTTCTGTTTGGATGCCGCGTCATGTTCATGTCTACCAGCCTGTTGTCAGCTTTTGTGCTGTTTGCCTTCGTATCCTCGATCACGCCGGGGC